TAAATAGATGCGCTCATGATTATGTCTATCCTTCTAATGTCCCCGGCGTAAGTTTCGACAAGGAAGAAACTCTTTATATAGTGAAGACTCCAGCTATAGCGGCTGAATACCTAAGCAAAGGCAAAAATGCTGTAGCTTATTGTTACAGGAATAGGGTCTCTGATAACTTAATAACTTATATTGGCCAGAATGGATTCAAAAAAATAAAACCAATGGATTTTGATGGGGTGAAACTCAAGGATAAATTAAATCAAGCTGGTTACTATGAATTCTCAATTCTTTAATAAAATGAAAAAAATATTATTAGTATCCGTTTGTCTCCCCTTGTGGGGAGTGTGGGCAGTAGCCGCTTGGCATGGTTATAAAGAGCCTAAGATAGAGTTTAAAGAGACTGTTAAGGTTATTCCTCCAGAAAAGGTGGATGCTCATGTGTTTCTAACTAAGTGGCAGCTTACTAAAATGCTCAAGACTTTTGAAGAAGATGCTCACCCTGCTGATACTTTAAAATTTAAAACGGTAGTAAAGAGTGATGGCGATGGCTGGAGAATCTCTTCCACTCATTTAGCGAGAGGAGCTGAACCATATCCAATCCCAGAAGGTAAGTATTTTGTTATTGATTCTTCTTATGTGGATCACTCAGGAGATTTTAAGTCTTGTGTTGAATATGCTGAAAGCTATAAAAGCTTTCACGACTACATCGTGATTAGTGCAGAATGAGTTTTAGATACGACAGTAGAATTATCGGCCCTAACGGATATAAAGAGCTGATGGTTGTAGTGTTAAATAAAGAAGATAACCCCATCGACTCTTGTTGCCATAGGTTAGATTCGCCAGACATTCATGATATTACGACTGCTGAGACCGGGGCGCATGAGTTTGGTATAAACGGGTGGGAGTTAGATCCAGCAGATCAATATCAAGGTTACGCTACAAAAATAAAATGATAAAGTTAGACTTCGACCAGTCCATGATAGATGAGGCTGTTAAGAAAGCGGAGGAATTAGGCTCTATTAATAACTCTATCACATCAGGCAGAGGTAACTTAGCTGGTTACTTAGCTGAGATTGCGTTAACAAAGTATTTAGGTTGTAAGAATATATCTTGTGATAAAGGCAGAGATAAATATGACTATGATCTAATCAAAGATGGCCGAAAAATAGATGTCAAAACAAAGAGGAGAACTGTAGATCCAAAGCCTTTTTTTGAAGTATCTATAGCGGGGACGAGTAAGCACCAAAAAACAGACACTTACGCTTTTATTTCTATAACTTTTAAAGAGAAAAGGGGTATGGGTAGCAAAGCGCAGTATTATGGAGTAGAATCAATATGGTTATGTGGGTTTATGTCTAAGGAGGATTACTTTGATAAGGCGATCTTCTGGAAGAAAGGCGTTGTAGATCCGTCTAATGGTTTTAAAGTTCATGCGGATATGTATAACATGCCTATAAGCAGCTTAGGGGGATCAATATGAAATCACTTAGAAGACCAATAGTTTATCAGGGGGTTACTTATCCTGAGTATGAAATGGATTTTTATACCTCAAACGTTTATAGTAAGAGGTTTGGAGATAAAATTTTAAAACCCACTAAATTTAATACTGGTTATCTTGGATATTCTTTTTCTCAAGAAGGTCATACAACACAAGTTGAACAACATAAAGTATTCGCAGAAACATTCCCTGATCTTTTGTCTAAATCTCCTCTAGTGTCTCATTATGGCTTACAAATAGGTAAGGATCAGCACGAATTAAAAACCCCAATGGGTTTTACTTTTATTTGCAATATGGTATGCCCTGATCATATTGATAGCGACAGAGCCAATAATCATCATACCAATTTAATGCTCGTGACTCAACATGAGAATAATATTAAGTGTGGTCCTAGAATGGGTAAGAAATACAAAAATGTAGTGAAAGAGAAAAGGTGTTTTAATTCTTGGCGGTCTCGGATTCAATTTAGTAATATTTTATATAAAAATGGTAAACGTTTTTCTGTAACTAAAAACTTTAAAACAGAAGAAGAAGCAGTATTAGCATACGATACAATGCTAGAAGAATCAATGCTTACTATTTGGGGACTAGATTTGGGGCTAAAGATGTATGATTTT